AATTGTCTAAACGCCTTAGCCCACCCTTCCTTGCTGTCCTTTACCACAATGGTAGTATCACTCTCGAAGAGTTCAGGCACTTCGGGAAGCTTGCTAATGAACTGTCTCTCAACACTGAAGCCGACACCAGTGCCACAGAGGAGGATGAACATAGCTTCATCGAAGGACTTTGGGTCATCTATGGGTAAATAGCTACAGTTGTATCCTGCAGTATTGTCTCTGTCTAAAGCAACACCAGATGTCATCATAGCTCTCATGCTAGGCATAATCTCTAGTGACAGGATGGCTTGCTCTATTTCGTTATACGTCTTCTTGTCCACCTTATCTCTAACTACATTCTCCATGTAGCGGCTAACTGTTTCAGGCCAAGACTCTCTGCCCACGCCATCAATATATTTAGCATACCGTGATTTGTGTATAAAGCTTTGGTAGTCTGTTGGTAAGTAGTTATTCATGTTTCTTCACCTCTATCTTTCTAATTACTGCACCATCAATATCATAAATAATATCTTGGAATAACTCAGCAACTGCCTCCTCATGCATCTCTGCTACTATAGGTAGTATCCGTTCTTCCTCGTCTATTTCTATTGTTAGTTTAATGTTAAACTTCATCTCTTATCGCCACTACCTTGAATGGTCCCTCGTTCCATACGACTCTTAAGTTTATTTAAGTTGCGTTGGGCAAGGTCTGTCATATCAAAGTGTAGGTCACGACACAAAGCTGCAATGTACCATAGGCAATCACCTACCTCTGCAGCTACATCTTCTCTGTCAAACTTCCCATCCCTTAGCATCTTCTTTACTTTGTTGGCTACTTCACCTGCTTCACCTGCGAGTCCTAACGCAGGGTAAACTATCTCATGTTCTTTAGGGTATATAGCAGTCTTCTCTGCTTCAATCTGATACTCCTCAAACGTCATTTGATATTGTCTCCAGGCATCTATATCATCTTGTGTTATCATTTATGTATCTCCTTATAACGCTTCTTTAATCTGTTGAGATACCAGATAGCTTTGTCAATATCTTCTAAGCCATTCTTGTACTCATGTCTCCACAAATACTTCAACACGTTAGCAGCATGAGGAGCAGTGTGTCCTGACATATTCTCTGTCATTGCTTCTATAGCTTCAATACATTCTATATTACTGTGATTGTAATGTACTGGATTGTTTACCTGATCATAGTCAAGTGATGTGGCCCCAGTTAATGTAATTCTTGGTTCCATTATGCGTTCCCTTTTGTCTTAGTCCATTTGTTAAGTGTATATACATTTCCCTTTTTTATTACAACAGGTTTTTCATCTTCCATTTCTTCTGCATCCATAGCAATCAAGTAATCCCTGTGTTCCTTTACCATGTCGTACAACTCAGGTTCTTCATTAGCTAAGTCTAAGAAAGCTGACATCATAGTTGCTATCTCTACTATCCCATTTACAACAGAATCAGGTAAGTCGTGGTCAGGAGATATTGCTATTGATACATTAGAATCACCTCTCCACTTCTTAGGATTATCGTAATCAACTGGACTTATGACTATCGCTATTTCATCATCACCTATCTCATGTCCCATCAGTTCTTCCTTTTTGTTTTTAACTGTATCTTCTTAACTGTAATCTCTTTACCTTTTTCTTTCAGCCACTCTTCAGGTATCACACGATGCGCCCACTGAAACTTGTGCTGCTCACACCAATTGCAATACCTAGACTTAGCACCCTTGTATAACTTGGCGTTTGCGTTACTGAATACAAACCGTATGTCTAACTCAGGGTGTTGTCTCTGTATCTCACGATGCTTACGTCTGTCTGCACTATCAAAGATACCTTTAGTCTCAATGATAATACCGTTGTCCAACACGAAGTCTGGTGTGTAGGTGCGATAACGTAGGTCTTCCCACTCTACTTTCAGTACTTCGTATCTGACTTTCTTTTGATTCTGTCGCAAGTACGCAGCAACCTCTTTCTCTAGGCCACTGCGATACCTACCTTTGTTATGTCTCCGCATACTCAGGACTTAGTAGAACGTAATCTACCATAGGCGGCTTTGCAGCATGTGACATCACAGCTTCACGAGTCTGTAAGTTAGGCCAACACTTATGCTTAAATGAACAGAAGCCACAGGTGTTAGGGTCTAACTTTAGATTACCAGTTAGCTTACGGTAATGTGTCTCTGGCACTGGCTCATAGCAACGCTCAAAAGGTTTATCCTCATTGATGTACTCTACCGTGTCTTCAATGCTATCCATCACTGCAGCCTTGTCTACGGAGCTTGCATCAACATACTTGAACTCACCGTTAGCTTTGTTGACTACCCACCAACCACCAACATCTACATCTGCAGCTTCAGCGTAACCTACTAGCTGAGATACATAACCAAAGCTATCACTTTTAGCTAGAGTTTCTAGAGTATTGAACTTGTTCTTGTATGACCAAGGTGAGGCTGACTTAACATCATCTACCTTGCCATCAAGCACCATGTCGTACTCGCCTTTTACTTCTGTGCCATCCTTTAACTTAAGGGTGACACTATCATTGTCTTTGAAGTCTACCTCAGCAGCACGAAGAAGACCCTTAAACACTGCTTCCACAATGTCACCTATGATCATGTTGATCAAGAAGTGTGGTGGTAGTGGTGTCTTATCTTCAGGGTCATTCTTCTCAAACCATAGCTGACAAGTAGGACGCCCAATGTTGGACATCCTAAGTCTAAACTCGTCACGAGGTTTACCACCGAACTGCTTCTCTAGTGCAGCCTCAACATCAGAAGCGACTTGCTTACGAATGTCTTCAGCCATATCTGTCTCACCCTTAACAGCTTTGCTAAGGTATTCAAAGACAGCTAGTTCAGCAGGGTGATTCATTAGTCTGCCTCTTCTACGTTGACGAACTCAGCCACGATAGCAGCATCATCATCAGAGATAGACTCCTTGTTCTTTTCATCCCACTGTTCGAGAATGTAAGAGTTAACCGTAGTGATATACTCCAAAAAGTTATGAAGTGTATCTTGGTCTTCAGGCTGTAACTCTACCTTGTCACCCATGTCTAGAGTCATAACAGCAAAGTTATTACCTGTCTTTGAGTCAATTAAATTAGCACCTAACTTAAGTGTACACTGTATAGGTAGTATATTCTTACGCCCTAAAGTATTCACTGCTAAGTCTAAAGACTTGATGCTTGAAGGTGGCACTTCAAAGTAGAAAGGCATAGCAGTAATTGCATCTACTGGATTACCTTTTTCATCTGTTACACCTGTTGCACTTAACTCACCGAAGAGAATCTTTTTACGCTTGATACTACGAATTAGATCCTTGGTCTTTTCAGGTACGCTATCCCAATCTTCGATGTAACCTGATGGTCTACCTAGATTGAATGTGCCTACGTTATCTTTCAGATCACCCTTAAGATCTATAGACATGACAGTTTTCATCATCATCTCTTCTTTGGCATCCCACTTAGACCACTGTTGTCTGATTGCGAAGATACGTACTGTAGGACTAGATGCATAAACAACATCGTCCTCACCTCTTGTAATCTTGTATGATCCTGATGGTACAACTTCAGTCTTGATAGACTTTCCGTTAACATCAATCTCACCCATGATACCTGAGTGCATGAGGTTTACTCTAGGTAAAGCAGCACTCTTTCTTTCGCCACCGCTTTGAGGTGTTACCCCTACTGCCTCTGCAAGAGACATACCTAGATCGTTTTGTATTGCTAACTCTGTATTCATTTTACTTACTTCCTTTCAAAGTTAAAGATGGTTAGTTATACTCTAAACATCAACTGTGTCAAGCCAATTATTTCCTATTTTGGCTTCTAATAACAGAGGTACATTCATTTCTACATCGTATGCGTCTTTTATGACACAGTTAAGATTAGCGTTGATGACATCTACAATAGTCAATACTTTTTTTATTTCATCAGGGTGCACATCTATCACCATAGAATCGTGTACTGTGTTGACTAAGCAAGACTGCAAAGGCTCAAGCATCTTCTCAAACTCCAGTAGAACAACAGGCACAATGTCACCTGTAGCAAAGCCTTGAACAGGGTAGTTCTTGATCATCGTAAAGTGTGACACACTACCGTTACTCCTACGAGTTACATCAGGAAATGCGTACTGTCTGCCACTTACGTTAGTGATCTTAAGGAAACGCATAGCTTCATCACCAAGTTTTTTATGCCACCTGGCTACGCCTTTATACTTCTCATTGAAGTGCTCATAGTATGCAGCTACAGCCTTGGGTCTGCCATATCCTGTAGCGCCAAAGAGAGGGGCGAAGGTATGCTCCTTTGCTGCCTGACGCTCTGTAGGCTGCCCTGCATCACTGATAACCTTTGCCGTGTAGGAATGCACATCAAATCCTGTTTCGATCTCCTGCATGGCTGTGCTGTCCTGTGAGAGGAATGCAGCAACTCTGAACTCCAACTGGGCAAAGTCACATTCCATGATCTGTCCACCTTCCCACCGTGATATGAACACACGTTTTACTGGGAAGGTTCCTCCTCTTGGCATGTTCTGCATGTTGGGATTGCGTCCAGAAAATCTACCTGTACTGGTGACACTTTGGGTAAGGTTGACGTGGAGGAAGCCGTTGGGCTTGGTGAATATGTCGATGCCATCCACGAAGCTACTAAGGTAACTGCTGATAGCAGAGAGGCGCTTAAGATCAGTAAGAAAATCAAGAGCAGACTCCATATTGTTGCTTGTAGCGGTAGCCATAAGACTCTCAAGATTGCCTTTACTCGTACTAAAACCATTTGCACTTATCCACTTCTTGTTTGGTGCAGAGAAACACAATCCTGCTACTTGTTTTGTTTCGGTTAGCAGGTAGCCTCTACCCTCACAGTCTTTACATTTGTTTGGTAACTTGTAAAGCGTACCGTCTTTTCTTTTCTTGTGTACTAAGCCACGCCCATTACAGTTAAAACATTTACTAGCTTTAGTCTTTCTAATGATAGAACTGTTTGCATCTATCGCATCTCTAAACTCTTGCTGTGTTTCAGTGTAATCAAACAAGTCAGCCCATTCTTTCTTGTTATGTATGCGTCTACTAAATATAACTTGAGATGCTTGCTCAGGACTGTTGAGATTGATAGGTGTGTCACCCATAAGATCACGAGTCTTGCGCTGCAGCCTGTCCTCTATCTCAGCTTTCTCTTTCTCAAACTCTAGTCGGACTTGCTGAAGGGCGCTTCTGTCCACACGGATTCCTGACATATACATTCGGGTAAGGGCTTTACAGGTGCGGAAGGTAACACTTCTGATTCTATGTAAGGACTCTGCCTCTGGCTTGGCGTAGTCTTGTTCCAAGGCAAGGTACAACTCACGAGTAATGTCGAGGTCACTCCTAAGATAAAAAAGAAGCTCTTGTAAAGGTATTTCATTGGTGTTCCATCCTTTCTTGTAATACTCTTTGAGAGTGTCTTGCTTCTGATAGTTTAGATTCCTACGTTCAGCACAAGCCTCTAGGCTTATAGGTTCTTTCTGTCCACGCAACAACAGGTACTCAGCCAACATCGTATCATAGATGTCACCGTCATACTTGAAGCCTGACTCCCATAGCCACATCAAGTCATGCTGTGCATTGTGCATAATCAAGAGGGTTGTGTTGTCTAAGATAATCTGAATGTTTCTAGCCCTTGACCCACCTATGTCTTGATCCTCTACATGATTCAGAGTGAACAAGTGTGTTTCATCTACGTTGTCTACGTTCTGCACACCTACTTGCACAAGCTCTAAGCCAGGCTCAAACGGATCTAGAATATTCTTCTTCTCTCGTTTAGTTATTGTGTTCTCTACATCTAGTACAAGTCTCATGCTAAGTACTGACTCCTCTCTCCATCTAACTCACAGTGAATAGTACCATGCCATCCACCCTTGAGTTTGTTCTTGGCTATACAAAGATGTCTCTGATTAGTTTCATCTTCGTCTTGCCCCTCTACTACTTTGTTCTTTGATATGAGTATCATCAAGTCAGCCTCTGCTGCTTTACCAGTACGGCTACCCTCAAGCATTGACTGATCAGGATGTACCAAACCTTCTGCTGCTGCACTCAACTGTGACATCCATATGATTGCACACTTGTGTTCCTTGGATATGTTACGTGCATGTATGGCTGCTTCCTTGAGATAGATGTCTGACTTGTCACTTGTCTTAGCTGCAAACTTGTCACCCATATCAAGCACCACAATGTCAGGCTCGTATGCTTTGACGATAGCTTCAACCCATGCCATGTCTTTACCTGTGCTGTCTTTAATAAATACATTCTTCTCTACTGGATCATAACGTAATGCAGCCACTGCCATGTTAGTCTTGACTTCATCCATGCTCATACTTGTAGCAGCACTGAGGTATCTTGCACCTACACGTTCATAGCTTTCTTCATTACACAGCACCATACACTTAGCACCCTGTGAAGCAAAGCCATCAGGCGCAGCTATCGTACTCGCATGAAAGCTAGTCTTACCTGTGTTAGGACGTGCACCTACAACAACCAAGTGTCCTGCACTGATGCCCTCTGTCTTACGTCTAAGTGTAGGTATGTTCCACTTCCATTGTGACTGTATGTCGTTGGCTTTGAGTAATGTATCGATGCTTGTATCATCCCACTCTACCTTGAGGTTAGGTAGGAAATCATCTTGGTAGTTACTCAGTATGTTTCGCAAAGGCTCTAAGCTAGACTGTGATCCATTGACGTAATCAAATCCAAGGTTAGCAATCTCTTCACCTACTACCTGTTGAAACAACTTAGACAATACATCATCAGCTATCTCTGTAGACAGTGGCTTTTCTCGTGCAACCTTTTGAAACAACTCACTGAAGACTTGCTTGTTAGCTGTAGTCATACTGGTGTTGTTAACAAAGAACAAAGCCTCTAACTCTGTAGGTGTAATATTCTTACCATACGTATCCATAGCGTAGTCTAAAGTCTGCTTTATCTTACGTGCATCCTTACTGAATATCTTATCAGGACAACGTATACCTTTGTGATTGTCATAGAACTCTTTATCCAACATAGTGCGGATCAATGCTAGTTCCATCATGTGTGTCTCCTCTTTGTCGGATCAGTTAAGAGTTTGATTTATCTGTATACTCTTTTCTCTGTCTTGTATTTCCTTTTGCTTGTAAGCACACTCTACTTCAAGCTCTCGTTTCTTTTGTGCATCTACTGTGGGTATACGCATAAAGAACTCTAAGTCGCTTATTTCTCGTTCTAAGTGTTCTATCTTAGTCATACTTTGTCTCCTTGTTATAAACCTTAGCTAACTCTTCATCAAACTTCTTGTCTGACTCGAACCTCTTACATGCCTCTAGCACTTCATCTACTGTCAAGTCAACGTAGACTCTACCTAGCGGTACACGTTCATCAATTATTGCTGTCTTCTTTGGCATTTGTATCTCCTTGTATGCACGTAAGCCTTACTCCTACCCTACTCTCTGGTGTCATTGAATAGTACAACATATCATAATTACTAAAGCATTCAAACATATCATTATATGTCGCTACCTTCCTGACTTCTGGCTCACCGTTGAACAACCATATAAATACTAATGTCCACATCAGAACATCGGATTCATTAGGTCAAACTTATCGTACCAACTGCTACCCTCTAAGGCTAACCACATCAGTACAGGCACACCTAGTATAAATATTACACACACTAGGAACGCCCATCCTAAACCTTTTGTTGTACAGTAATGTTCAGCCATGTTTACTCCGGTACTTTTTAGGAAAGTTTTCTCTGTTCATTCCCCTGTTAACTTGCTCTGCTGCCCACGAGTAGTTCACATTAAAGTGTCTCGCTGCATCAGCTATACTCTTGAAGTCTTTACCGTGTAATCGACAGGCTCTGCCTCTCTGCTTTTGAGTAGGCTCTACCTTGATACGGATGTGACATGGTACATTCTTTGGTTGCATTACTTGTCTCCTATGTTCATTGGTGCATATACTTCACCGTTGTATTGGCTACCTGTTTTGTTATCTACTCCAAAGTTGAAGTACGCTAGTACCACTAGCAATGCCATTATCCAGTAGAAGGTAACCTTAACCCACTTGATAAATGCTTCGTATGTTTGCTTTGCTTCTAGCTCTGCTGCTTCTCTTGGTTGCATTAAACTATCTCCTCTAATTTTCTTATGTCTGCATCTACTTTATATTTAATATCATCATAGAGTCTTAACGCTATAGTCTCTAACCCTGTGTAAGCCTCTATCTCTCTCTTATACTCTAGTGTTTTATATGAAGCATCAGGGTCTAATGCTACTATAACCTTGTAGAAATTATCTAAGTGTTGCATATTAGATACACTGAATGACGTGCCAAGTATCGCCAAACCTGTCAAGCCAGGAAATAATTTAGCTGCTACGGTAGCACTGATAACATCCTCTACCACTATCACTACGCCATTGGGTTTACCTACAACACGAGTGAATACAGTAGGTGTCCTGTCGTAACGCTTCCACTTAACTTGTCCTGAATAAGATGTACATCTACCAATAGCACCTACAAGTCTGCCTTTATCGTAGATAGGAAAGACTACACGTCCATCCATTACATCGTACATCAAGTCTTCACCATACAAGCCCCACCTGCCAATGAATCTTTCGTAGTGTTTATGTTCTGCAGTAGGCTTGACGATGTACTCAGGCCAAGTAAACAACTCGTGCTCTGACTCAGGCTCTTCATACCCTTTGAGTCTACGCTGTATCTCTTCTGCTGTCATGCCTGAAGACACAACACCCTTGATCCTGCAGTCAAGCTTGTAGCAATTGTAGAGCAGCGCACTACCATCTCGTGTAGCAGTGAATGTGTTCTTACCTTTGCACACAGGGCAGTCACCTCTGTGTTTATAATCTTCTTTTAAATCAAGGGCTTCCAAGTAGTTCTTAATGTTAACCATCTTTGCTCCTTCGTTTGTTAAGTGCATTACTTGCACCACTAAATGTGTTGACTAGATAGGGCTTGACTGACTCAGGGTTTGCATGTCCTGTCACTTGCATTAACTCAAGAGTCTCAACACCTGCCTCTACCATCTCAGTGATTGCAGTCCTACGTAGATCCATAGCTGTCAGTTTCTTTGGTAGTCCTGCAGCCTCTTTGACTTCATTGATTGCATCATCGATGTGGTCTATTGCGTATGGCACGTATGCCCCTGCCACTGGTGTAGTCTTGGGTGCTACGTAGTCTTGGAATCCGAAGTCCTGACTCTGTTGTTTGAGCATAGAAAGTAGATCATCAGGTATCGGCAAGTGTACATCAGCACCACGTTTACTTTGTGTTAAATCAACACGTTGTGCATCAAAGTTAATGTTGTCCCAAGTCAAGGTACGCATGTCTCCGACACGCTGCGCCCACTCGTATGCCATGTGCACAATCAACCCAATGCTGCGCCACTTGAAGTTACCGTATGCTGTATCAAGAAAAGACACAACTTGGTCACGAGTCCACTTGACTTTGCGTGGCTTAGTGCTCTTCGTTTCAATCAAACGCACTGGATCATTGTCCATTACGTCTAGCCTCATGCTGTACTTCCATGCCGTAGACAAGACAGCCTTGCGATAGTTAGCTGTACGTACACCTGACACAAGCCACTTCTCGTAAGCTAAGTTGGTGTGTCTAGCTTTGATGCTACGCACTGTGTAGTTACCTAATAGTCTACCCTCTACGTTAGTCTTTAGTATTACATCCAAGTGTTTCTCGTAGTCTTTCTGTGACTTAGCACTTAGACTACGGAAGTTATTACTGTGTAAGTAGAACTTTACTATCTCAGACAACTTCGATGTATGCTTTGGTATGTCTACCACTTTCTCCTCACTTTCCAATATGCCCATGCTTCTAGGCAATGTCCCTTACCTATAAACATGTCAATGAAATACACTATGTTAGGCTTTCCCTCTTTCTGCCACTGGTGATTTCTTGCGCTGAACGTCTGATTGTTTTGTCCTCCTAGTATCACGTTTATTAGAACGCTCATTGCTGTTAGTATCCGCTTTAGGTAGATCGCCAAGCCTATCAGTAATGTCATCGTGCGGATCGTCTTTGGGATCGACTTCATCATCTGTCAATTTATTACTCCTATATAAACTAAAAATATGTATACAAAAGGTGCAAATATGTAGAGGGTTATGAGCCACCGTAGTAGCTCATTAAAATAATGGCTGATTGTTTTCATCCAATACATCCCTCCTAAAAGAATTGATGTTTCCTCTTCTACTGTTTCCACCTCTTTTCCCATAAACTGCATCAGGTATATCTATATCGTTTACTCCATCGTCATCTAATGTAACAGGAAGTAAGCCTATAAACTCCATATGTCGCAGTAAACTAACTGGCAACTGAGGTGTCTCCATATTTGTCAGACTGCCTATAATTTTCCTTGTCTTCATCTGTCTCTCCAAAACACTCCTTGATGTAAACAAAATTATTCTTAGCATACATCTTTTTCAAATGCAATATATCCTTACGGCTGTCACTTGAATGATAAGCAAACATTTTCTTTGTGTTCTTACTATATATGTCTAGCGCATAGTACACTACTTCTTCCTCTTCTTAGCCATGTGTTCTACTATTCTTTTGTTTACGCTTATGACAATAACATATCCATCCTTATCATAAGCTACCCACTTCTTCTTGCGTTGCATTATTACTACTCTACCTTTAGCTCTAGACATGCTGGTGT